GCTTCCATCAATGTTAGCCATATCTAGCAACTGAACAGTTTGGTGGTCAGCAAGCAAAGAAGTTCCAAAGAACAAGTTTGATTTTTCAGCCAATACCATACGGTTGTCAGCTAGACCGTTAGCAACAAAGATATTGATGCCATCGAAAGACAATTGTCCTCCGTTGTACCAAGTAGTTCCTTTGTTGTCAACACCGTTAGCACCGATAGTAGCAACGAATCCACCTAAGGCACGAACATAAGCACGAGCAACATTTTGAGAAACGTAAAGTGTCAAATCTTCTTTTCCGTAAACGTTAGAATTCAAAGCATCAACTACTTTGCCCATTTCTTCGATTACGTTGGCAGAAGTGATAGCGATAGCAGTAACAGACGGAGCAGAAGCAGCAACCAATTGAGTCAAAAGACCGTCATAGCTGCCAGCACCAGCAGAACCCGACCAAAGAGCAGTTTCGTTAGCGTCAGCTACTTGAGCAGACAATTGAGCAATAAAGAAATCACTGAAGTTTTTAGGCAATTCATCAAAAGAAGAATATCCCATTGCAGCCGCCTCAAAATCTTGCTCAAATGGGGTCTTGCATAACTCAAGGTTTACTTGAAGTTCTTTTACTTGTAGGATTCTTTCAGTCAAAGCAACTGTACCAGCAGAGGTAAAGTCACAAGAACCATCAGCAATAATTCCAGCGGTATCAACTTTTTTGATAACTTCTTTGAATTTTACGTTTGGTTTTACTGTAATGGCTTCAGCAGCCAAAGTGTTACCACTCAATAAAGCGGCGGCAATGTACTTACCGGCAAATTCGCCAGCGTAAGTAGTAGTAATTGTTGGTTGTGGCATAATTTAAAAATTTATTTTTTTATTTGTTTAATCTTGCGAAAACTCTGTCAATGGTTGACAATTTTCTTTTAGCACCTAATTTGAAACCTTTGTTTTCTGTTTCAACTTCTGCACTTGTGTTAATAGGTTCAACCGCTGGGGCAGACAATTCATCTGACACCTCAACAGGGATTTCAGAAAGTTCAGTTTGACTAACTTCACTCATTTCTTCTTTAGGCTCTAACATAGCTTTGATTTCTTCAATCATAGACTTGACTTCAGCTAGTTCCTCTTTGGTTGCATATTCAACAACAGGCTCATCAGCAGCTTCAACTTCGACCTCAACTTCGGGAGCTTCTTCTACTTCTTCTTCCATAGATTTAACTTCCTTAATAAGGCCTTCTTCTTCAACGACAAGTTCACGACCATCTTCTAGTGTGTACTCACCAATTGGTAAAGCTACTTTTTCATCTTCTGTAACGATAAAAACTTCGTTCCCAGCTTCAAACGCTTCTGCCTCTAAAACAGTACCGTTATCCAATTTCATTTGCTCTAGTTTGATTTCCATACCGAGCAAGGTTTTTACTTCTTTTAGCATTTCACTTGGTTTCATATTAATATATAGTATTAAAAAAATTATTTTGTATTTTTAAATGTAGCGTTGCGTTCTTTGTATAAAAAAGATAATATCCCATATTTCAGCAGTACCACCGTTGGCAACTATTTTAGGTGTAACTCCATTAGCCACAAAATCAGCATCGGTGTAATATTGATAAACATCGTGAAAGTTTTGCTCAACTCCATTGCCTTTGTGGTATTGTAATGTTTTGCTAACTCTATTTATCTGTCCGCTACCCTCTAAAGCAAAATCCAAATGTGTGCTATTTGTGTTTGCAGCAGCAGAAGAAAAAACAACCGTAAGGATATAAACATCATTCACACTATCACCTAGCAGCTTATTTGTAGCTGAATCATAAAAAGTATAGTCGCCATCTTTAACTATATTGCCCCCGTTGTTTGGCAAAGTAATTTGAACGCCATCAGAAAGCGAAAGTTTATTTGATGAGGTATAAACCGTATCGTCAATTCTATTCCAACCTAATTGATTGTAAGCTACCAAATCAGCAACCGTTATCTTTTTAGTTTCGCCTCCATTTACAATTGCAAGAACGTCATCGTTTGTAACCGTAATAACTGGATTTAATTCGCTTATCTTTAAATTCGCCATTATTTTTTTATGTTATAATTATTTTCTTGAAGTATTAAGTCTCCGTTTTCTTGTGCTAAGAAATTTTGAGGCTCTCCGCTTATTCTTCCTATCCCTTGTGCTTGTAAACTTCCGTCACAACATTCAGACGAGTATGTTCTTTTGTCCTTACAGATGCACCCTCTGCGACCCCCTTTTGGGCTTGTGTAACTAGGTATAAAGTTCTTTAAATAGTTTCTCATCTTCCTTGCCCTCTGTATTTCTTTTTATAATTTTTACTTGCTTTCAAAACGCTTGTATTGTTTTTACTATGCACATCGGGTCTTTTTATGCTTTTAGGTTTATAAACCGAAACAACAATTTTAGCCATTTTGATTTATTTTAGATTCTGCCCAAGACTTTGCGGATTTACCGCCCCATAACAAATAAGATATAGTACCACAGGCTTCCGTATCGCTTGGGTCGTAATATTCCTCTGCTCTTGACAAATAAGAATGCATACGCTTAATGGTTTCCATACTAATTGGCTTACCTTGCGCTAATTGTTGCGCTCTAACTTTGCCCACTTGTGTAGCGCATTTGTTGTTCACTTTCTCGTTTAACTCTAAGCCTCTTTTTGCGTTGTTCTTTACTGCATCGGGATAGTCGCTGAAACTTTCAAACTCCATTTTTTTACCCGATTTTGTACGCTTGTCGTTTTTGATAATAGCACGAACCTCTGCCAATAGATATTCCGCTTCTTCTTCTTCTATGCGTTCCATCTCTGCAAAATCATTAATCGTCTTGTCGTTTGGCGATTCCATTTTATCAGCGAAGTAACCCTCAATACTAAAGCCACGAACGATACCCGTTTTTACAAATTTCTCCCAAACGTCTGTATTGTTTACTTTGATAGCACCCATCCAAGTTCCGACTGGTACATTCATTCCGTATTTTCTGCTCTTGTCGTGCACCTCATCTTCTACTATCCAACTCTCAACAAGCGACAAACCGTTTATCTCGTATTGGTGTTCCATTGTGGCTTTGTTTTGATTGCCATTCATTAGATACATTTGAGACGCTTTTAATACAGTATCTTTTGAGAAATATATATAATACTCATCATCGCCATTACGTCTGTAAATCGGCTTATTTGGAATTAATAAAGCACCTAGTAAAAGTCTTTTTTCTTCGTCAACCTTTTGAAGTTCTACAATATCGCTATTTAATGCGATAAAATCTTCCTCAATGGCTGGATGTTCTACAACGCTAATCGCCTCAACCCCAAAGGTGGCATCCATTTCATCTAAAATAAGTTCTACTATTCTCATATTTATATATAGTTAAGTTTGTTTTATTTTGTTTTTTAACCCCCTATCCCAGCTTCGGACTGAATGTTGCGTTGTAAACTTTGTGCGCTTGTTACGTCATTAGCCACTACATACGCTTGGACTGGTTGTTGTGTTTGGTCTCCTATAACTTGTGCCAATTGGTTTGTTCCCCCTTGACCAACTACATTGAACGCTGGTGGTTGTGATATTGCGCCCCCACTTGGACTTGACGCACCGCCTGTTCCCCCACCGCCTTTTGCGTTTGGTATTTTTACAGAAATAATCTTTTTAACATTGCGTAAGCCATTTGTAAGAATAGCAGCAGCATTAACAAACTTCAAAGCTGTTTCAAATGGTGTTACTGTCGTTGCAGCTAAAGCATCAGAAACCCCTCTGTAAGTGTTTAAAGTCGCACTAGCTACCGCAAACCCTTTTCCAGCGACCGTTGATTCCCCAGCTATATTTGACAATTGATTTAATGCGTTTTCCGTATCGTCTAAAGTTTTTATTTTAGCTTCTAGCGTAGCATCGTCAATAGCCTTTTGAGCGTCTGCCGTTTCTTTTTTCAACCTAGTTTCTTCGGCTGCCCTTGCAATAGCTGCATCAGCATCTTGTGCGTAAAACTCATTCTGTTGAGCATCGTACGCATTTTTTTGAGCCTCCCTTAAAGCTAAAACGGTTTCAGATTCTTGTCCGTAATATTCTTCGGCTAATCTTATTTGCTCATCGTAGCTTTCTTTTATCTTTCTAAGTTCTTCGTTTCGCCTTTCATCTTCGGTGTCTATTAACGCTTGACGAATACTTTCTAAAGCAGCAGCTTTGTCCTTTTCTCTTTGGATAGCTTCGGCAGCAGCCTTATCCTCTAAAGCCTTTATTTCTGTATTTCTTTTTTCCCTTTGTTGTGGGCTTAAACTACCTTTCTCTAATCCCTTTTGAAGTTCAGCAATTTTGGTTTGTAAATCAGTAGCACTCCCCTCTAATTGTTCTGCTGTTTTTATAGCATCTTGACCGTTCTTAACTGTTGTTACACCTTGTTCTGTTGCAAACTTAGCAGCACCATTAATCCCACTAAAGGCAGCGACCGTTGCATTCTTAATAGTATCCCACCAACCTGGCTCTAAACTTTCATCCCCAGCAATTACTTTCGCTCTTGCTTCTGCAGCCTTTGCGTAAAGAACCTCTGACTGTGCTTTTAACCTTGTTACCTCAATAACGGTAGCAGCATTCTTAACCAATAAAGATTCAGCTTGTTCTAAACTTTCAGCATAGCCAACCGATTCTCCTAAGGCTTTGTTGTATTGTTGTAATGCTTCTTCTTTTGAAATAGTGCCTTTTTTTGCCAATTCAATGGTATCACCCATTTTTGTAATTTCGGCTTGTACTTTTGATACAGCAGAAAGAATTTCGGCTTGTGCTTCTTTATAGGCTTTTGATTCAGCAGTTGCCCCACTTACAGCTTTTGAAAGTTTATCCCAATTTGCAATTAACAAGCCAACACCCACAACCAAAGCACCTATCCCAGTAGCCAAAATTGCTTTTTGTATTCCGCTCAATCCTCCAATAAAACCTCCAATCGCTTTTTTAGATTCGCCAAACCCTTTATAAAGTTTTACTATTTTGGTTGCGTAACCATCTGTAACCTTGTCTAAGGCTGCTATAATTTTACTACTTTTTACGCTTTCTTCTCCGTAAGATTGTGTTTCAGAAATAGCTGTTCTTCTTTCAGAATTTAATTCTCTAAGACCTAACTTTTCATTTTGTATTTCTGTTTTTAAAAATTCCGACCTTTCTTTTAATTGTTTTTGAGCTTGTAGGTCTGTCTTTGCTGTTTGCTTTCTTACTTCCTCAACTTTTAAAAGTTCTTTCTCTAAGTCAATTAATACTTGTCTTTGTATTTCAAGCTGCTCATTTAGGTCTTGTATGTTTTGTTTACTTTGACCTAGACTTGCATTTATTTCTATTGTTTTGACTATCGCCATTTTATATTATTTTTAATTGTTTTGTAGCCATCTTTTAATGTCAAGGGTAGTTTGTATTTGCCCTGTGCAATTCTTATCGCTTCGGTTTCTCCGTTAACGTATTTCAGCAATTCTAAAATATTCTTAATCATTAAAACACATTTAATAGTTCGATGTCGCTTTTGCCAGTCAGTAGGTTTGTTTTAATACTGTTTATTTTATACTCAATATTATTAATCACAAACGTATCATTCAGTTTAAAATTAATCAATATGCTTTGTGGCAGATATGCTGTTACCGTTGTCATTCTATTGCTTTGGTTAAATATAGAAGCAATGTAATTACGATGATAGTTTTGGAATAAACTTTGGTTGTTTACCGCTAAAGCATATTCATCTTGTTCAGCAAAGAAATTAATAGTTTGTGAAGTCGTATCGCCTAACCTACTATTAAGCGGTAAGAAATAATCGTTTATCGAAGTGACTGCTGTTGGCACTCCATTGCCATCTACTATATTCACATAGTTTATGTTCGTTCCGTTTGCATTATATCTCAAATAAAACAAATAAGGCGCACCGATATATGGTTGTTGGTTGTCATCTACCGAGTAACCCCATTGAACACTAATTGGTGCTGGTGTTGATAATCCAATGTCAAAAAGTCTTTCAAATTTAAAATGCTCAAAAGGCGTCTCATAGTTAAAAATCTCACCCGAAAATCTTGTATTTGAATCGCCTCTGTATTCAATAGTTCCCCATTCCTTACCAATCAATTGGGTGTGGACATTTGACAAATAAGATTTTGTGCCTTTATATCTATATATAACTTCCCTGTAAGGTAATGCGACATTAACCTCGCTTGAATCTACTTCAACGTATTTTGATATGTCGTAAGTGTTTCCAGTAGCGTAATAACTGTCTAAGGTCTTGCAAACGATTAAACCGTTCTCAATATAAGCTACTAAATTAAACATCTTAAACAACCCCGACACAAAGTCAATCACTTTCATTTCGGGTATCTGCTGTCTAATTAAAAACTGAACTGCACCAGTACTTGACAAAACTCCCGAACTTATTGTAGTAATTGACGGAAAACCGTTTAATAATCCTTGAACATAAAAAGTTACATTCGTAAAAGTAATCGCTTGTGAAATATGTAAAACAACCGAATAAATATCATTCTGCGCAAAAACCCAAGTCGGTTGCTGTGTTCCAATAACATTAGAAGCAGTTATAAACTCAATACCATTTTTGAAAATAGTATATCCGTAAGGTATGGTTGAACTCCCAGCATCGGGCGCAAATGTTACTCTCGCACCATCGGGGGTGTATGGTTGTAGATTTGAACCAATTGTGATATTTGTTCCATCGCAAGAAACTTCGCCTGTTCTAACTGGGAATGTAACTTGCAAGTCTTGTGCTTCAATTTGTGCTGGTGCTTCTATGCTTCCTTTTTTTCTATGCAGCCACATATACAAATCGTAAAATTCGGGCGTAGAACCGCTAAAAAAATCTAGGCTAAAATTGATGCCATACTGTTCCTCAATTGCTCTAAGAATAATTGGTAAACGAATAGCGTATTTTAATTCGTTGTATTTTACCCCTTGCAATCCCGAAGCATATAAATTTCCGTCAAGCTGACCACTCAAAGCACTATTGTAATAAAGCCTTTGACTGTGAGTAATCAATGGCACTTGTATTGGATTGTCATAAAAAACGCCTCCAACAGTTCTGTCAACCTCTGTTGTTAAATAAGTTTTTAAATCCGTATCGTTATAAGTCAAGAAACCCCCTGCATCTTTTTCGTTGAAATTATCTAGCCAAGTCAACGCACTTAGTTTATCCTCACCGAATAAGTTTTTAAGGCTTAACGTGTTTCCGAAAAAAGTAATCTTATAGGTATGCGCTTTATTGTCTTTTAAATTTACACCCTCTAGTTTGATGTAGCCTTTTTGAAACGGTATGTAGTTCAGTTCAATTTCAGCTTCCACTCTTGCTCTTGCATCAAACCCTCCAACAATATCAAAATTGTAATAGTGTTTGAATATCTTGTTATTTGTCGGACTTGCTGGCAAATTGAAAGTTTGAGTAAACTCTGTAAAGACTTGACTAATATCTTTCGTGTTCTTAATGGTTTGCGTAATAGACACGCTTTCATCATTGAACATATCGACTTGCGTTCCTTGTATGTATAGCTGAATAATTTGCATTATCTGATATCGTTTATCGCATTGTAAGCGTATGAAAGGTCAATGGTGTAATCTACTAACTTGTCATTTACGCTTGTCTTGAATGTAAGGCTATTTGCATCAACTGTCATTGGCGTAACAACGCTATCAATCTCCATCCACACTTGCTCCGATTGTATAAGTTCCTGCATAGGTTCGTTATACTGTTCGCTTACATATCCAGTATTAATGGTTATCTTTTTAGACGATTTAACATTGTATGTTTTCTTCGGATGCACCAAAGGGTCGTATGAACCCTTAACGTCTATTACGGCTCGTTTATATTGTTCCTTTGAAGCGTTTAAAGTTTCAATTGACTTCTTGAAGAACCAAAGGTCTTGCAACGCACCCCACTTATTTATAAAGCTAAGTTTGACTGGTGTAAATTTACATTCGTCTATCGTTATGACTTTGACAATTCTTAAACCGTCAGTAGTCGCAATATGTATTTCGTCAACTGGGAATGTTTCGTTTTCATCTAAAAATTCAGATATGCAAACATTGTCCTCGTAAGTTCCACCATCTGTGGTAATCCTATCTTTAAAGCTGTCGTAAGGTTCTTCTGAATCAGATATATCTGTAAAGACAAAACTCGCACTTGGCGTTACTATAAAAGATTTGGTTATTTGACCCTCGTATAAATAAGTGACACTAGTAGTGTTGTTTCTGTCTACTTGAATACGAATGTCCGCATCAGCTAAACGATATATAACATCGTTACTTTGCATATACCCTCTTGTTGTTGTTGGATTGCTTCCATCCTCAAAATAACCATAGGCATCAATTCCGAAATGAGTAACAGTACCGCTTGACAACGAAGTCCCAGTTCCGTTCAAGCCATTATACCAATTCCAAATCAAACGAACAAAAACGTTTTGACTTTTTTCATTATTGTAATAAATGTCTAGGTAATCTCTTATAAGTTCTGAAATCTCAAACAAAGCATCTGCGCTTGTGTTTTTTATAAGGGTGTATCTTAATACCGTATCAATTTCAATTTCTAATTTTATAGATAATGCACCTACGGGATTAGTATTTTGATAAAAATAAAATGGACTTCTTAGAAATATGTTAGCCATTATCTTGTTGCTTTATTGTTAATCGTTGTTTTTAAAAAATTTTCCATATCTAGTCCGTATGCTTCTACAATATCGTCTGGTAAGTTCTTAAACGCTGCCTCAAATGGTTTGGTAAAAAACAAACTCGGTTTAATACCTTTTTTGAATATGCTTTTAGCAATAGCAAACTGCAATCCTTTTCTACTTACAAATCTACCCGAAGCGTCTCTAGTTCCTTTTAATCCTTTACGAACAACCCATTGACTGAACGCACTCGGTGGTGGCATTTTGTTAGTGTACTTGTATGGTGTATTATATTTAACTTCTGTTCCGCTTACCCCTTTATCTTGATACTCGCCATAGTTCTCCATTAGGAACGCCATACTGAACGAATTGGGCATTACCTTTAATTCATACCCTAAACTCTCATAAAGTCGCTTAGAAGCGTTCTTATTGCTTTGTGTTAGTTTGCTTCGTGATTGTTGAACAACGTATTTCCCAAAAGCATTTAAAGCGTCTTGCGTGTCTTTTAGTTGCATATGTCAATATCGTTTTTAACTGCCACATCGAAAGTACAAGCCCACCCAGCTAAAACATTTTCAAACCTTTCGTAAAACGGTTCGCAATTACCATCGCCCTCTAATTGATAGAGATTAGTATATAAGTCTCCTTTTCTTAAAACCATTACCAAGCGATTAAGCACAGCCAATTGAGTATTCAAAACATCTTGCTCGTTGTTGTTGCCTCTGAACAAATCGGTAGTTTCTTCTTTGCTTTGGTTTACTATATCCATAGCCATTACCGTAATGTTAAACAACAAGACTTGTTCTTGTGACGTTACATTATTCACAATGATATGAGCCAAAGGGAATATGGTTTGCTTTGACAAATCTATTTCCGTAATATCGCCAGTCGTTACCGTGTTCGTGTTTACGTCATTCAATAACTGGTCTTTGATAGTTTCAGTCAATTGGTAAAATCCTCTAATCCCTTGCATCAAAATTTCTTTTTAATTTGTTTTGCTTCTAGTTCGTTTTTCTCTTTTTCAAATGTCAAGAATAACAGACATTCGTGCATTTTTAATTTAGTGATATGTTCAAATCGCCTAACATCCGATTGAGCGAGTGCATAGACGCTACTGTACCAACCCCATTTTCTTCCGAATTGAGATATCGCTGTAAGTTCGCCTCTTTCTTGTTCTGTGAATAAGTCAGAATAATTCTCGACAAGTCTTTCCCTAAACGATAAAAAAAAAGGATAGAACCTAGCACCGCATCCATTGGCATATCTTTCATAGGAGCAGCATCTTTAGCTTCGTAATCCTCAATAACATATTTCTCTCCGTACTTGCTTGTAACTGGTCTATAAAGAACTCCCATAGCTTTCTCCATATTATCCCAATCGCCTATATAAGTGTCAAGGTCTATGTATTCTCCAAAAGACATTTCGTCCAAGCTAGGAATAAAACCGTACTCAACACCTTTCATTTTAAACCTATGAATCAGCGATGGTGTATTCTCAAACATCGTAGCAATGACGTTTGCAATATCAGATATATCGGTAGCTTTTAACGCTCTAACTTGCTCCCTGTTTAATCCACAAAATATCTCAACCATTCTGATTGCCATTTCCATTTCGGGCAAATCAGCGACTTTCATATACTCTTGGTATTGACCGAGCGTGACCTCGTTCAAGTTATTCGGTACTATCAATTCAACTTTCATACTTATATATAGCTAAAACGAAAATATTTTTTAATGTTTTTTAATGCACTCTCATATCTAGTCCACCTTGACTATTGGATTGCGTACCTGCCGAAGTTTGGTTTGCTCAACACCGAGTAAGTGGCGTATCGGGTCGCATCAATTAAGTGGTTGTTTTTATCTACTGGCTTATTCATCAGTTTACCGCTTTTGTCCTCTTGCCATTTATAGTTCCTAAACTCTTGGATTGCGTTATGGCTGTCTTTGTGAATATATATCTTAAATCTTTTTAATAAGTCAATACCAGCGTTAACCGAATCAGCACCCTTTATACTTGGTCGTACATTCCAACCCATACGCCTAAGTTCTTCTATTAATCTTGGCTCTGCGCTATCGAAATATATCGGCTCTCTTGTTATACCAATCTGCTTCCACTTGTTGTGAATGTCAACGGTGGTCATTTGCGTTTGATATAAATGCTCTTTGATATAAAGGTTGTAATCCTTTTTGTAAACGCTTACAAGTGTAGTCGGGTCGTTGGTATATCCAGCATCAGCACCGTAACTGACAAACTCTGCATCTTCGGGAATTACGTTTGTCTCTGTGAAATTAAATATCGTTGCCTTGCTAATCCCTTTTTGTCCTACACCGTATATCTGCCAATACTGCTCATCTGTATCTTTAAGGCGTTCTATTTCTGCTTTAATGCTTGGTTCAAGGAAAGGATTATCCAAATAAGTAGTAATATAAAAATCAGCATCGTCTCGGTCTTTTACTTTGTCATAAATCCAATGGTATTCATCGGATGGATTGTAGTCTAATATTATTTTGTCCTCTGTTCTAAATACAAGCTGTTGCCAGTCTTCAAAGTCTAATTCATTTGCTTCATTAATGAATAGCAAGTTCCTTTTGCGTCCCCTTACCTTTTGTGGTTGGTCAAGGCTTATAAACTCAACAAGGTTTCCGCTAAGTTCATATTCGGAGTTCGACTTGTTATGTAGTTCTTCGTCATACTTGTCGTGCTGTTTAAGTATGTCTAGAAAGTCTCGCATTACGGAAGCTCTTAATGCTGGGAATGTCTTACGGCAAATGGTTATAGTCTTACCTTTATTAACTTGGCAATAATGAAAAATTATGTATAAAAGTATGTTGTAGGTTTTCCCGCTTCTCGTACCGCCCTGTTCAATTACTATTTTAGATTCGCTATCTAGTAAGTGTTCAAAAACTACATTGACATTGACATCCACTATCTATGGATTTTTATGTTTATCTCTTTGTCGGTTGTGTCGTGTTTTATTTCTCGCTTCGTACCGTTTAACCTATGCGCCTCATCGTCATCAGATATTAATTTCATCAACCCTATTTGAAGTGTAGCATTGTCTGACTCATACCATTTCTGTCTCATTGAAACTTTCATATCTACTCTGTTTTTTTCTAATGCCCTTTTTATCTCGTCCAATTGTTCTAATTGATGATTGTAAAAGGTAGCCTTTGAAAATGCAACATAAGCAAATAGGTCTGTAATAAAAAGCAAGTTATACTTCTTAATAGCTTCTAAAGATTGTTCAATCATTTCATTTGTTTCGTAAGCCATTGGTGTATTTTTATACCTATATATAGTTTTTTTGATATTTTTTTGTCTGGACATATTTCATAAGGTCGTTTAACTCCTTTTGGTTTAGGTCTTTTACTTCTCTAATTAGGTCGGCTATTGAAGTTGTTGAGGTTGTGCTACTTAATAAAGTATTAAACATCTTCTCTAAGTCCTTATTGTATTTTTTATAGATGTCGTAGTTGTTTATACTGAAAATGATTGTAGCGTGATGGCTGTTCTTTCCATTGGATTGATACCACCTAACTATATCCATTAAGCTGTACCCAAGTATCTTGTTTAGAAATACGTTTGCTACTGCTCTATATTCTACTACTTCTTGCTTTCTCGTTTCTTGGAATATATCTACCCCAGTAATTTGTTTTATTAATCTTTCTACGTTGTCCATTTTAAAAAAGTCTTATTTGTTTTTCGTTTTGTTTTTTTGTTATTCCTAATGCAGTTTCTAGTATAGTTTTACCAGCTTCGTAGTCTACCAGGTTTCTTGCTATTTTTGTTTTATTTTGTTCGCCTTTATATTTACTGAAATCGTAATCGTGAAACTCGCAAAGGCTTTTAAATTCATTTTTTGTTTGACTTATTTTAAATCTTCTGTCTTGCAAATCACTTGGCAAATTAAAGTTAGTCCAATATAAATGTCTGCCTCTTTTATATGCCTGTATTAAAGGCTCGTAATAAGGTATAACATTTTCTACCACATACTTTCCCTTATAGTAGTGTTGTAAAAAAAGTATCTCTTGGTAAAGTTTCATATCTGGGTATATTCCAGGAGTTTTTGTGTCGTAATTACTACTATTCCAATACCTTGCTCTACTATGGCTTGGACAAGGTGGACTACTCCATATAAAATCAAATTCTTTGTAATAGTCTAGTAAGTATTGGTGGGCATCTGCTACTATTACTTTGTCATTAGGGAATCTTTCCTGGTAAAGTCTTGCTAGTTCCTCATCCCATTCAACAGCAGTAACCTCAACATCTGTAACCTCATCCCATTTGTACCTATTGCCACCCAAACAAGCGTATAAATTAAGTATCTTCATTATTGCAGTCTTAAAAATTCAGCATCAGCGTGTTCTTTGAACCATTCCTTATTGTCGTGGTATTTGTCTATGACCGCATCAATCATAACCAGCTCATCTACATCAGAAGTTCTTAGCTTGTCTATAAGCGATTCTAGCTTGTTTAAGACGTTTGTGGCTATCTCTGCATCGTTACTATAAACTATATCGTAATCGTTCCTTAAATAGCCCTCTAATTGCTTTAAGAACCTTTGGCCGTTTAGTTTTAGGTTATGTTTGTATTTGCTTGTTCCGTTTAGTTCATCCATAGCCTCTAAGGTTAGCTGACCCAATAGCAATACTTTTAAGTAACTTAGTTGTGGCTCTCTACCCATTGTTTCTTTTGTTTTTCTATTGTTTCTATTTCTCTATTTATGTAATCTAAGGCTTTTCGTAGGTCGCTAAGTTCATCGCCTTTCTTACCAGCCCTTGCGACATATTTTATAATGTTGCCTCTGTTGAAGTTTAAACCGTAATCAGTAATGAAGTCTATAACGTCATAGCCTTTTCCGTTTTCGTAGTGTATTTGTGTCGCTCTCATTTTAATTGCTTTCTATTGGTTGTATGTCTTTTATTCCTGTTTCATCAAATGTAATTATTGCCTCGTTATATCCCTCTGCTAAATACATCGCTATTCTGTTGTCAAATTCCTTTAGTGTCATTCTTCCTCTTTATTTTCTTCCTGTGATTTGTTTGCTAAGTAATTAACTAACTGATAAACTGTTTTCTCTAGTTTAGCAATCCGTTGTTCTTGTGTCAGCTTCTTT